AAAAAATCTACTGGAAATCGTCTTTTTCTCATTAGCTAAATTCTCGCATTCTTTTTCTCCGCGCCCTTTTCACAAATTTTCGGCGGTGCGGGGGGGGGGTGAGTAGAAGAAGAAGAAGTTGAAAAGTACCTATTCTCAATCTCTATGCTGAGGAGGCATGAGTGCGGGGCTGAGGTAGGGTGGGAAATGAGGATTTGTTCGAAATTTGAACATTTTCTCGGTTGAGCTTAAGGTTGAGATTGGGGGTGTGGCTGAGGTGGGTTGAGGGTGTGCGTACGAGACTCGGCCTTCCCGTATAGGGTGGATGGGAGGTGGGAAAGAAAAGGGAGGCGGATTAGGCCTCCCGATTGCAGGTTAATCCCTAGGTTCTTTCCACTCCACAGGTCTATGTGAACATATTCTTTCGAGTTTTCTCCAATTCACCGTGATTACGGGTATTTGTTCCTCAATGCATGTCAGGATAATATCCTGCTCCATTTTATCCAGTTCATTGAGGAGTTCACGCCTTCTAGACACCATGTCAGCGATATTCATAATCCTCTCCTGTTTGGGTTATGTGTTTGCGTGTGCTGAATGGCCTCGATCAACTTTTCCTCCCCGTCCTCTGGAGAGAGACCGTACTTTCTGTAAAGCAATTCAAGTTGAGCCGCCTTTTGTTTGGCGGCAGAAACCTTGCGCTCCTTCTCTACGTGAACGAGAGCCGGTTTCAGGGTATCGGCGACCAGTTTAGGCGCATCCTCGGACTCCGGGTCGAACGATGGATCCTCGAAAAGCTTTTGGAGCTCTCTTTCATCGTAAGACGCCTGAATCACGCCCTTGCGGAGTAATGCATCCAGGGAAAGGCCATAAAGCGATTTGGCCTCTTCATCCGACTCCGGCACTTTAATATTGCAGTCGAACCGAACCTTCAGGCTGTCGTTGACTTTGCAATATTTCCTGGTGACGGCCATTTGATCCAGGTTTCCGTCATGCACGGTCACGGGTACTTCAATAATCTCCACTTTTTGTTTTTTCTCCTCTGCCATGTAATACCTCCTTATAAAACGAGCAGGCACACGACAGAAGACACACACGTTAATTTGTTTTCGTTCGTTTACCACCTCCCTTCTATTGTACGATAACCGGATTGTTTGTCAAGCGTTTACCCATTATGTATGCATGCCCTGTGCCAAAACAAACGGATTAGGGAATTGGAATAAAAATCAATGGGTTAGGAATTTATCCTGAATGATACATGTATACTAAAGTAGACGTAAAAATCAGGAAAATTGGGATTCTCCAATGATTTCAAATGGTTAGGGTGTATACAAAAGTGCACAGTGTGTGCACAAAAGTATACAGGGCATGTGTATCCTTCTATATAAGGAAAGCAAAGGGAGGAATGAATCGGGTATGGAGGTTTTCTGATTATGGGAGATTAGATTTGTTTTCGGAGGATTTTATCGGATCAGCCCTGATTTTATCGGATCATGCTGGATTATGCCGGATTTTGCTGGATTATTTCCGATTATCGAAGGAAATTATGGATAAATCCTGATCAGAGGTGAAAACGAGCAAGATTCGAGACTAATTGGGAAAATTCTGGATGAAAACGGATGAAAGTGGCCTGGGGGGTTTCGAGATTCGGCGGCCGGGGAACTGAGAAAAATTATTACCCACCCAATTTTTCGCTTAGACAACTTCCGACATTTACTCTTGCTTTAGTTTTCATTCCGTGTTACTCTATTCCTAATGGCACAATACGCACTTGGTGTGGAGGGAAAGAACGGAAAAGGAGAGATGGACTATGGGACGGTTTCCTGTTGCAGAGAAAAGAGTGGAGATTGGCTACCTGCACCCCCGGCATAGGAGTATGGCCCGAGCACTCGTGGCGGAGGGCCTTACTCCAACCCAACTCGCGGAAAGGTACAACCTTTCTCGACCGCAGGTTTCAATAATCATCAATTCTCCCCTCTTTCGGGCTGAGATGACAAGGCTTGAGGCCTTAGCAGAGCTCGAATCGATCAATGCGAGGAAGGAGCTGGAAATGCTCCAAGGGCGGTCTATTGAGGTACTGGCCGAGGACCTCTATGCGAAGGATCGGAGGCTCAGGCATCAGAGCGCGATAGACGTTCTTGACCGTTCGGGACATCCTAAGGGAGCACCTATGCAGAAGCACCTTCACGCTCATGCCCATATGCACGCAGATGTGGCAAATATGGAGCGGAGGGAACTCTACGAAACAGTGATGGACCTTGTGGAGGAAGATCAGGAGGAGGTCTAAGAATAGGAGGACAGAATGCCCAGTCTGATTAGAGGGAAGAGCAAGAAGCAAGAAGCGGCGAGGAAACGTGTGGCTCAGAAACAGAGAAAGGGAGCAGCTGCGCTTAAGAAGCGAGGAGTTAAGGTAGGAGGCCTTATTCAAAGGAGACAGAAGGCCTTGGATGATATTCTTTCCTCAATGTAGGATGGAGGGACGGAGAAGGAGTTGTGGACAAGGAGTTTCGATACCCTAAAGATCCGCTGAAAAACCTCAAATGGAGAAGCAAGATGCTTCTCCGTGCGAGGGAGGACTCGTATTTCTGTAGTGTGGTCACACAGCTCTTTCACGAGGACATTCTCTTCGCGTTTAATGGTTTTTTCTACACTCTTGACGTGCGGAAGCGTCCGTATCAGCACCAGCCATTCTGTACCTGGGACTATCAGGATGAGGCGATTGTGGGATTGGCTGAATCGTTGCGGATTGGACGAGATGAGGTGTGGGAAAAGTCCAGGGATATGGGAGCTTCCTGGATGGTTCTTCTCACCTTCCTGTGGTTCTGGCTCTCTCCTGAAGGTGGAGGAGACTTCCTTCTTGGCTCAAGGATTGAGGATTATGTAGATAGGCGAGGGGATATGCGTGCCCTATTCCCCAAGCTTAGGTATGCAAGGGATAAGCTCCCTTCCTGGCTGAGGCCAAAAGGCTTTAATCCAAGGAAACATGATACCTACATGAAGATGGAGAACCCGGAGACAGGGTCTACGATAATCGGAGAAAGTAATAACGCAAACTTCTCCACCGGCGGCAGGTTCATGGGCATCCTCTTCGATGAGTTTGCGAAATGGGAGTCAACAGATGTTCAGGCTTGGACTGCTGCAGGTGACGCTACTCCATCAAGGATTGCCGTATCCACTGCCTTCGGTGCTGGTGGGCAGTACTACAATCTAGTAACGGATGGGAAGACTCTTAAGAGGAGGTTGTTCTGGACAGAGCATCCGGAGAAGGGAGCCAATCTTTCCTGTGTGTGGCCTCCACCCAACTGGGAGGATAAGGAAAGACTGGGAGAGTTCTGGGTTCCTCAGGAGAAGTTAACAAGTCCTTGGTACGAGAAGGAGGCACAAAGAAGATCTGAGAAGGAAATGGCTCAGGAAATTGATATTTCCTACCTTGGATCGGGGAATCCTATCTTCGGGGGAAAGGCTTTCGACTCGCTTCAGTTCTACCTGAGTATTCCCGACCAACCGAAGAAGTGGGGTTTATTCGACTATAGCTCGGGAAGGTTGATCTTTAGTGAGGCAGAGCCTGCAGATAACGAAGGTCATCTTTTAGTGTATCGGCCCTATGACGCAAAGATGTCCTACACAATAGGTGTGGATGTTGTTGAGGGCACGGAGGATGGAGACTATGCTGTAGTCCTTGTCTATGAGAGGGAAACGAATAGTGTTGCGGCAGTTTACTGGAGTAGGGTTGATGAAGTTGTTCTGAGTAGTGTTGTGGTGGCTATCTACAAGGAGTACTCGCATAAAGATCCTCAGGATGCAAAGAATCCTTGGCTGGGCATTGAGACTACCGGTCCAGGTCTCGCCACATTCGATCTTGTTGCTGCAGCAGACATCTCAAATCTGTTCATGGCCGCTCGGTATGATGTAAGCGTAGGTGGGGTTTCCTACAAGAAAGGGTGGCGCACAGATAGGAACTCGAAGAACGAGCTAATCTCAGGAATTCGGCGCTGGTTGATTGATAGAGCAGGTGATCTCAATAGTCATAGGTTGTGTGGGGAGTTGAGTACTTTTGTGCGTACGGCTACAGGAAAGGCTGCAGCTAAGTCGGGCTGTCATGATGATATGGTGATTGCCTTTGGTATTGCAATACAGTTAGATGAGCTTTGCCCTCCCGCGGTTGACATGCCCAAGGCAAAGAAGATTGCTCAGATGAGTGACTTTACCCTAATTGAGGATATGGAAAAGCTGAGGGTGGATGAACCGATAACCCTTGGGGAAAGGTGCTTGGCTGACGCGTTGGAAAGAAGAAAGTATCGTGCTGGAGATTATGATGCCTTTATGCTCGAAGGTTCTGAGCTTGTGTGGGGTTAAGAAATGGGTGAGCTGAGGGAAAAGATTAAGGACATTCTTAGGGTGAACATCCGACCTAAGTCCGATCCTCATCCCGGAGAACTTAACCTCAACAAAGTGATGGGAGGTGCTTTGGCGTGGGGAGGCTTGATTGCTCCTTATACTGCATATAAGATAGGGTCGGGTGTTCTTGCTTCAGCGAAGCAAGCAGCTAAGGATATACCTCTGTTGATGAGGACAGATCCTGCTTTGCTCAGTGATGAGGAGGCCTTAGATTATGCTGGAAAGGCGTTGAACCTTGCCTCACTTTTCTTAGGTCAAGGAGGAATCACTGCCCCTGCGGAGACGGCAGGAGTTGATGTTCTGGGTATATCCAAGAAATATGCTATTAAGGGGTGGCGGTATGAGCTAGGCAAGCTGATCTCTAAGCAGAGAAATCCCAAGGTAATAAGCACAATGCTCGATCAGAATCAGAGGGCCTTGGCTGGTCTAGAAGCGTTACCTGAGAAGATGTACAAACCATTATCTATTGTTGTGCCTGTACGAGCTATCAGACGAGGAAAGACCGTCACCACTGGGCGGTTTATTGCGCCGTATCTCAGTACACGAGGGAAAATGCTGGGATCCGCACGGGTGGAGGTTGCGGTAGACGATTTGCTTAATGATTCAGCTGGAACTGTAGGACACGAAATTGCAGGGCATGGAAGTGTGTATAGGCTGGCTGAGAAGTACCCAGAAATTCATGATCTTTACGTGACGACGAGGAATCTAAGGCATAGTTTGAGCAATAAAAGAAGGGCCTATGAGCTGTCTCCTGAGGAGGCGCTAAGCGAGTTCGCTAAGTCCGCGGTGGTTAATGCGGTGTCTCGTCGGGAGCTGCTTCCTGAACACTTTGACGATGTTCTTGTTGATTTGGCTAAGATCTGGAAGAATTCAGAGAAGATTATTGATGAGTCCGGTTCGGATCTGATGTTGAATTATAAACACCTTTTTCGGGGTAAGGGCATGGTTAAACTTTATGGAGAGTAAAGGAGGGGTTGATGAGAAACAAGCTTGTTTATGACAAACTGGAGGGATTTGGGCATGACCTAAGCACTTTGGCTAAGGCCATAGAGCAGAAGAACAATCTGATCGATATACTCAAAGAAGAGTTGATTTGTGCGAGGGAGCAACAGAAGCAACTCCTTGATCGTCTAATGGCTCGGGATTTTCCGGAGTATAGCTCGTATCGTCCTACTGAGCAGGTAGAACTGAATCTTGGTGAGCTAAATCCCTTTAGCGATGAGGGTCTGGCTGGAGAAATAGTGGATGAGACTAAATCGAAAGAGTAGCGTTAAAAGTCTCCTAAGCGGTGGGGATAGACAAGATCCGCTCTGGCTGTTTGTAAAGCAGAAGTATGATGACGGTCTAGAGCTTAGGCGCCCATACCAGAGGCTGTGGATGGTCAACCTTGCCTTCTTGTCTGGGAGACAGTACACCTTCTTTAACAAGAGCGCGGAAATTCTTCAGGAAGTAGCTGCAAGGAAGGGTAGGATTAGGGTTGTGGATAATAAGATCCTACCTCGATACAGGAAGCAGGTGAGCAGGCTGATTAGGAATCGCCCTAAGATGAGTGTTGTTCCTTCGACCTCGGAACTGGAGGATATTGAAGCTGCTAAGGTTGGGAATAAGGTTCTGGAGAGCTTCTGGCGTAATGATAAGATGCAGCAGAAGCTAAGGCAGCTTGGAGGATGGATCTATTCCTGTGGGAACGGGTACCTCGATGATCGGTGGAATCCAAGGACTGGGCCGGCTAAGTTTGATCCTAAGCAAGGGAAGGTGATATATGAGGGAGATGCTGAAGTAGGTGTCTGGTCTCCGCTTGAGATACTTGTTCCGGCAGTAGGGATAGGCAATACTGATCTTCACAAGTTTCCTTGGATAATTAAGCATAAGTATCGCCTGCTCGAGTACTTTACTCACCAGTATGGGACTAAGGTAAATGTTGCTCCTGAGTCGGTGGGTGGAGATTTGGTTGATGCCTCAGTTGTTTATGGGACAAGCGTTTCGGCGGATACAAGTAAATTGCCCGGTGCTATGGAGATTCAGCTCTACCTTCAGCCGTGTGATGAGTATCCTAAGGGTCTTTACGTTGTAGGCGCAAACGGAACAATCTTAGCCAAGCAAGACTATCCTTATGATTACTATCACCTGGAGCATTTTAGGGATATTGAGATACCTGGGGTGTACTATGGTATGGCCACTCTTGAGCCTGCGATCTGGTTGCAGAAGCTCTGGAATCGCTCACTTTCCGACTTAGCCGAGTTTAACCGGACTATGGGTAAGGGAAAGTGGATGGCTCCTCTTGGCGCGAATCTTCAGACTGTACCTGACGATTCAATGGGGCAGATCCTTTACTACACTCCTAAGATGGGAATCAAACCTGAGCATGTGGCAATAAGAAGCCTTCCTCCAACATACCAGGAGGTGATGAGTCTTGTTGCTAATGGATTGATGGAATTGTTCTATCAGCATGAGGTTACTCAGGGTACGAATAGGAGTGATATACGAAGTGGTGAGATGGTTCAGCTCCTCCTCGAGCAGGATGACTACGGAAACATTCCTACTCACGCGGTGTTTGAGGAGGGACTCGAGGCTGTGATGCAGCGAGTACTCCGACGTATTCAGAAAGGATATACCTCGGAAAGGACGATGCAGATTAGGGGTAAGGGAGGAGAGTATGAGGTCTTCTCATTTAAGGGGTCAGACCTAAGATCGAACACTAATGTGCATGTTAAGAAGGAAAGTTCTCTTCCTGACTCTAAGGTAGGAAGGCAGAATCAGATTCTGGTTCGTTATGAGAAGGGATTGTATGGAGATCCTGCTAATCCGGAGATACGGAGACAGGTCCTCAACATGCTTGAGGATGCAGTAACCGAGAATGTGTTTGGTGACGTCTACCTGGATGAGCAAATTGCGAGGATCGAAAATCGTACTATGGCAACAAGTCCGACAAGGTACTTGGTTAATGCCTACGATAATCATCAAGTACATGTGGCTGAGCATAACCGGTTTAGGAAGAGTCAGAAGTATCAGGGGCTGAAGAATGCTAAGGACATGAAGAGGCGCCGTCTCTTCTATTACTTGGAGGCTGTGTTTCAAGATCACGTAAATCAGCATATGCAGTTTATTGAAGCTGCAAGGCAGAGACAGCTAAAGGAAATGGCTATTGCTAAGGGAGGTAGGTAGATGGGAAGCTTAGAGGATAAAATTAGGGAATCTAGGGAAAAAGCCCAAGAAGATGTGATGGAAGAAAAGGTTGTGGAGGAAACTGTGACTGAATCAACACTCCAGGATGTGGTGGAGCGCTCAAGGCAAAAGATTGAGTCTGAGTTGGAGGGCAGACTTGCTGAGCTTGAGGAAGAGGAAAGCGAGGATGCCAAGGAGGAAGAGGAGGAGGTGCCGGATGAGGCGGTAGCTCATCATAAAGCCTGGAATGAGATGATTGAGCACATGAGGGAAGCTCGACGTATCTGGGAGGAGAGGTTTAAGGGCATCTCGCGGAGTGATGTTGATAGCTTTCACGGAGCTGCGGCAAAAGCCCTTTCTGTGTCGAGGCGTGGAGGGTTTGATATGTTCCTCTCAAAGTTACTCGACTTTTGGAGGACTATTGGTGGCCTGGACAATTTGGGAATGAATCTTGGTAAAACTAAAGGTAATAAGGAATAGGAGGGGAGCTAAATGGGTAATCAGAATGGAGGAGATAAAGGACAGCAAGGACAGCAGGGAGGTTCTACCGGAGGATCTGGAGAGGAGAGACCTCAGGGTATAGTTATTGGAGACAAAACATACACACCTGAGGAAGTGGCTCAGATCGTGGCTCAGCAGAAAGAACTGGAGCAGAAGGTTGCCAAGTATGCTGATGTTGATAAGGCACTGAGTCGGTATGAGATGGATCCGAAAGGCTTTATCGAGCATGCTGATGGAGCATTTGCCGTACTGAGTGAGCTTATTGATAAGAAAGTGATCGATGAGAAGGGGAATGTTCTGATACAACCGGGAACTCCTCCGGCTAAAGATAAAGGAAATGAGATGGATGATCTTGCGGCTTTACTTGGCCAGCAAGGAAGTGGAAACCAAGATGGAGATAATGCGCTACCACCTGCGGCGGCTAAGGCTCTCCAATCCATTTCTACGCTGGAAGAAAAGCTCGACAAGGTTGTCAATACGCTCAGCAAGTTGGATGAGACACAGGCTGACATTATTCGAGTGAACCTTCAGGATAAGATTATGGCTAAGCATGACATTCTGGAAGAGAAAGACGTATCGGCAATCCTTGGCATTGCGATGAAAGATAGGACCAAGGACGTCTATGCTCATGCTGAAGACTATGCGAAGCAGAAGAAGGAGAGACTTGATCAAATGAAGGCTGAGTGGGCGAAAGAGCTGGGTATTGATTTGAAGAGGTATAACGAGAATAAGCTACTTGAGTCAGGACCTCAAGGTGGGGCTTCTATCCTTACTAAGGGAAAGAAACTTGCCTTTCGTGGCAGAGGTAGAGGGGATGATGTGGTGACACCTCTACAGGCTACGATGGAGTACCTGAGTCGGGTAAGGGAACAAGGAGGAAGATAAATGGCTTGGACAGATGCTGCTGGTATCCTGGAGAATTATGAGGAGGTACTGAAGACTTTCTACCTCCCGGCAATTCAGGAACAGCTGAATAATGATACCATCCTTGCCTCGATTCTTGAGAGGAATGAGGATGACGTAAGTGGTAAGAATGCAACGATCGAACTGCATTATGGGCGCTCAACCGGTCGTGGTGTTAGGAATGATGCAGAGGCCCTGCCGGAACCTGGGGTACAGAAACACAAGACCATGATTGTGCCTATGCAGAGAGTCTATGGTCGAATTGCCGTAACTGGGCCGACGATCGCTGCCACAAGGGATGATCGTGGTGCCTACATACGAGCACTGGACTCAGAAATTACCGGAATTGTTAAGGACCTGCAGAAAGAAGTCAACCGTATGTACTGGGGTTGTGGCTACGGTATACTGGCCAAGTGGAATTCTGGAGTTGCGACTGAGATTGTTCTTCAGAAGGCTTATACTGGGTCGGGTGGATGCTCTGGGACCAATAATGAAGGTGGGTTTGGTTCTACCTTCGGAGCTAAGTATTTTAAGGAAGAGCAGATTGATGGTGTCCTGGCTACGGTATCTAATCAGGATAACGCAAGTACCTGTGATGTCGAAGTGGGAACTACGAACATCAATGTCTCGGCTATAAGTGAGGGAAGTGAGACAGACACGATTACTGTGACTGATCCCGGAACTCCTGTGGCTGGCTCGTTTTTCCTGAGACCTAAGGCGGCTAATTCGCCCTTCTCGACTGCTGATCCCATAAGAAAGGAGATTATGGGCCTTCGAGGGATCATTACCAATGAGAACCTTGATGATATTGCGGTTAAGGATGGGACAAATCCTACAGGTGGGCAGAACAACTACTCTGATCCGCTCCAGGGATTGGACGTAGATGAGTACAGCTTCTGGAAAGCTCACGTGGATACCCACGCAAGTGGGAGGTATAAAGGACAGAGGTCCTTAACTTTTACCCTGATGCAGAAGATGTTTGATAAGGTAGAGGAGTCTGCAGGGAAAGACTACGGTCCGGATCTTATCCTCACCACTCGTGCAATTAGGCGGGAGTACCTGGAACTGTGTCAGGCGGATAGGCGAATCGTCAATACCTTGGAGATGAAGGGTGGCTGGACTGCAATTGACTACAATGGAGTTCCCTTCACTGTGGATAATGATGCGATTGATGGAGAAATTTACTTCATCACAAGCAAGGATTTGGCCATTTACCAGATGAGTGACTATGCCTGGATGCAGAAAGACGGTGCAGTGCTGAGCCGTATCTCAGGGTATGATGCCTATGAGGCAGTTCTGTACCGGTATGCTGAGCTTGGTTGCCGAAGAAGGAATAGCCAGGGTGTCCTGTGTGACTTGGACTATGATGATTAATGGTGATGAGGTGTTGTTCGAAGTTTGAACAATGCCTCGTTGTTCGGTCATGGCCTATGATACGTATACGTTGAGGCCACTTGGGCTAGGGTAGGTACCTCTCCGCCTACCTTAGCCCTTTAACCAAGATTTGAAGGAGTGAGCATGCTAGGCAAGAAAGAAAAGGAAAGAGTAGGAACGGAGACAATGTGGAGTAGTCAGGAGTTCGCCTTGAGTCGACGAATTGATTCGCCTGATGCAGCAATGATTGCGTCTCCTGGGTTTATTAGGCAACTCCATGCTCTGGACAAGCGTCTGCAACCTGTGTGGAATTTTACAAAGGAAAGGTGGGAGATCTGGTGCTTTCCTGGACAAGAAGAGAAGCAGAAGAGGTGGAACAGTAAGGCATATTATGTGATGACCGTTCAGACAAAAGATGGGGATTATCGAGAGCTTGGCGCAGACATTCTCATTAAGCTTCAAAAAGGAGATCCGACACGATATACGCTTGAGCAGCTGGTTGCCTACTTTGATGAACTGGACAGGAATATTCAAAGGGAACAGAATAGAAGGTTGATGGAGCGGATTGGGTACCTTAATAAAGAGTGGGTTAAGTATGCATACACCTACTCTGTGCCAGTACCTGGTTGTTATAACATCAAACCTTCTACAAGCAAGGTTGTGCAGCGTGCAATTTGTGGCTAAGGAGTAAGTGATGGCAAGAGATGTGCGTGGTGTACCTGTAGAATCGTATAAACTGAAACCTGGGCTGCCGACTCTACTTAAGGAGATTAGAGCATTACAGAGGAAGATGAAGAACTTCCAGAAGATTAAGGCGGCCTTTCAGAAACAGTTTGATGATGCAGAGAAGGTTATAATGACTCAGGGCAGTTATCTCATGTCAATAATGCCCGAGCAACCGATTCGCGATATGGAAGGTATGAACTTCCAGGAAGAGGATTCGAGGAGATAGGGCTATGCTTAGTAATGCCAAGGATATGCTTGATCTGCTAAGGAACAATATTGGAGAGGCTGTTCCTTCTCTGTGGGAGAATATTAACCTGATGAGAAATCTCAATCAAGCATACATGGAGCTCTACCGTAAGGTAAGTATGGCCTCAGGGCAGTGGTTGATTAAGTCGACAACTCTGAGCTTCAGTGGGTCAAAAGCCGATCTTCCTATAAGCAGGGGGTATGGAGAAGATTCAGGATTGTTGGGAGTAAGAGAGGCATACCTAACCCGGAAGGAATTGGTTGTAAATGAGTCTAATTTCTCTGGTCAGGTTACGCTGTGGTACCAGCAAAAGCCGGTTTATCTTATTGCAGGTACAGCCGAGGACTCAGACGTAGGATCCTTGACTCTTGAGGATGGGCTGAGGCATGAGAGCGTAGATGATGCGTATGAAGGGCAGGTGATTGAGATTGTGTCTGGGTCATATCCTGGACTTTACGATATTACAGGGTACGATGCGGCAACTCGAACCCTTACCCTAGATACTACGGATAACCCAGGATCAGCCGATTACGGCTTAGTCCCTGTTACGCCAGAGATCTGCAATGACTTTATTGTGTTGAGGGCAACAGTTCTAGCTATGAGTAAGCCTAGTGCTAATGTGGATGATAAGGTCTATAGCATGTTCATCAAGGATTATGGTACAGTAAGGAGAGAGGTTGAGCAGTGGCTTGCGACTAGGGCAATTGAGAACATAGGTGTAAGTATAGGAGAGGTTACACTATGAGTATGCAAATGTTCAAAGAGCTGTTCAATGGTACTTATGACGGGGTGTCTCCACCTACCCTTCTGCCTACAGGATGCCCTTCAGGAGGGATGAATGTACGGAAGATTGGCTCAATGGGTGGCTGGAAAACAAGACGTGGAGCCAGTCTTCACAACACTATTCAAATTTCCGATCACGAAGTAAAGTCCCTTGTCCAGTACACACATCCAAGAAACGGAGATTATCATTTCCTTGCCCAGATTAACAATTTACTCTACAAGGCAGCTAATAATCCAACCTCAGCCGGAACCTCTTTCGGCTCGGCTTTTGGACTGGAGGTAGGGGACGACCCAATCTTCTGGGATATAGTTAAGGAGCATCTGTTCTGTGGGGATGGGCTGGGAGGACCAATAACCTGGGGAGGAGATACTCCGTTTTGTTCAGGATTTGTGGTTAGGTTTGACTCTGGAGGAAGTGATGCAGACACCTATGTGGACTTTCGGGATAGGGTTGTAGACAATCGCTCAGATACCTACGCTGTTCTGCGTGGGGATGCAGATGACGAGATTTATGTCTGTTCACCTGAGATAGCAGACGAGATACATCTTAGCTTCGGCTCGGTTGTGAATACGGAGAGTAGTACGCTTAACCTCCAGGCTATGCGGAACAAGGCTTGGACTGATGTAAGTGGGCTGGATGATGGTACGGCCTCAGGTGGAGCTTCTTTTGCGCAGGATGGGACGATTAGCTGGACTAAAGGGAGTGATGAGCTGTCAGTTATTGAAGGAAGGATGGGGTATTGGTACAAGATAACCTTCAGTGCGTCCCTTACTTCCGACATTGAGATTTCTAAGGTTCAGGTGCACTTTGATCCTTGTAGGATGACCAATAAGTGGAACGGAGTTTACGAGTGGGTTGGAGCATGTCGACTCTTAACCACAAATGGTGAGTACGCGGATCTCACTGCTAAGGTAACTAATGAGTCAACCGCTGCCTATGCAAATATTGGAGGGGATAAGGCAGATTCATCCTCCTACCTAATGATCAAAACACCCGAGCCGATTACGGGAATAGGCCTGGGGATTGTTGATGGGTATGAGAACAGCCAAGCCGCAGAGTTTGATAAGATTGAGGCGAGAAATGGTCAGGAGTGGGTAGATGTAGGATCGTTTAGTGATGGAACTCATGATGGAGTGGACTCAAGTGCGGCACAGACAGGGTTACTTTTGTGGAATGCCTCGGGTGTAGATGTTGAGAAGACTACGTTTGCCTGGGACTCTATTCCTGGCTACTGGTATAGGATTTCTTGGGATGCCTCATTTAGCGATGATACAAGGGTGTGGGGAGTAAATTATATCCCGTATCCGGAGGATCTGGCTCCTGTATCTGGGTGTATTGAGTTCAAGGGTCGATTGTTTGCATGGGGAGATCCTAAGTATCCGAATAGGTTTCGTTATTCTGCTGAGGACCATCCAGACTGTTTCTGTGGGAGTGACTCGGGGTATACAGAGCAACTGGGCGATATGGATCCCATTCTCGCGGCAAGAAAATTCTATAATGAGCTGCTTGTCTGGAAGAAGCATGAGGTATATCTACTTGAGGGTTTTTCCCCTTCCACCTTCGGATCGCTTCGCATCTCAACTACTGTGGGTATAGCCTCACCTCAGACTGCCCAGGTTGTGGAGGTTGGGAGTCCTATGGGAGCGAGGAAAGAACCCTTGTCCATGGCAATATGGCAAGAAGTGGATGGAATCTATGCTCTTGATGGGAAAAAGCCTAGAAAGATTTCTCAGGCAGTGGATAATTACTTCAATCCGGATTATACTCAATGCATTCCTGCAAGTGATATAAGGGATAGGCAGGCGTTCATTGATAGGATAAATAATGAGTACCACCTGCTCCTCAGTTCGATTGAGCTAGTCTACAACTTCTTAACCGATGAGTGGTATCCTCCGTGGGAAAGGCAAGAACCATTGGTCTGTGGCCTTGGGCTTAGGGGCACAGATCGTAGATGGTATACGTATGGTGGGCTCTGTAATGGGTATGTAATGAGGTTGGAGCACGGTTGGGCAGATAAGAATACAGATGACGAAGATTATAACATCCTGTCCTCGGTAAAGACTCGTGCGATTAGCGCTATTCAGGACAAATCGCCTACGAATAGAATGACCTTTAGGAGGTTGTGGTTGGAGGCTAAAGCACTAGGAAGCGGGTCCCTGAGGGTTAGGATCTATGGAGATCTGGATGAGCTGGGGTCTGAGTTAACTACTCCTGAACGTATGAGTTTGGTAAGACAAGGACACGATCTGGTCCTTCCGTTTATTGATGCAAATGAAGAAGGGTTGTCTTGTTTTCAGTTGGAGTTCATCGGAGATGGAGTAGAGCTTTGGCTTTACTCAATGCTCTACCAGCTGGATGCGCGAGGTGAGCTGAGTGTCGCGACATGAGTCAGCAAGGAAGCCTTATTATTCGGGCGAGCGAAGTATTGTTGACTTTTTTAAGGAGCCGGTTAGGTACCTTAAGGAGAGTAACTCTGTCGAAAGTGCGTTTGAAAAGCCCTACGCAGTTGAGGATGAGCCCTATAATAAGATGCACCTTGACTGGAGTCTTCCTGACTGGGAGTGGATTTGGGGACCTACTCCAGAAGGGGCAAGGCCTAATCCTAGGCTCTGTATTCAGTGGAATACACCTCCCCATTGCAAGATAAGTGTGGATGATGAGGGTAGGGTTTCTGCAAGAATCTGGAGAGGAATACACAGGAACCCGTTGAAGGATTGGAGGGTGGTTGAGGCTGTCCTTACCTCGAGCAATCCTGAGGTAGCTACAGGTCCACTACTGACACAGCAGAGTAGGGAGAATGAGTTTTTTCTTGAGGGAGAGGTTGATCTTAGTGGGTGTAGTTCGGGTACTGAAATATGTATAGAGTACAAGTCGAAGCGTGATTTCTGTGCCTCCCAAGGGTTTCCTGATGGTTCTACAGGAGTGGATAGGAAGTGTTGTACCTGGGTGAGTTGCACGGATCCAGAGTGCACACCTCCTGAGTACGAAGAGATGACCTGGCTGGGAATGGAACCGCCTGCATCGATTGCAAGAAACTCAAGCACAGATGTCTCATTTACAGGAGGTAAACCTCCATTTATCTGGACAATTAGTGGTGATGGCTTTAGTTTTGGTGGTGGTGCTAAGTACCTGAAGACCAGCTCACGTACAGTTGTAGTGTATACGGATGGTACGGCTTGTGGTGCTGGTGTTATTGCCGTGTCTGATGATTGCGATAAACAGCTGGGTGACGGTGCTGTACTGTGCACTGAAGGTCAGTGGGTTACTGTTTCGTCAAGCTCAGGTTTTACGTATGATTACAGCGACAATTGTCCTGGATCAAATTTGCATTGCTCGGATGTGGCTGCAGCAGGGCAGATCTGGAATAGCGGTACTGTTACAGCACAGAAAGGTCGGTATAAGGTAAGTGAGAAAGGTTCTCAGTATGCTGGAGGTCCTGGAGTTAGCTGTCACTACTGTGGCGGGTATAGTTATGAGTGCCTGCCATGCTGCTATGCAGCCTATGGTCTTGATGGAGTTGTGATTAGTAACTACGTAGCCTATCATTGTGCCCATAGAGATATTTTAGAGCATGTAGGAACAGGGTGTTATAAGTATCTTCCTTGGACTTCGCAACCTAATATCCACGGTATGGGTGTAGAAAAGTTCAATGTTAGGGAGTGGCAATGCGTTTAGCTCAGTTTACAGAGAAGTATCTACCTAGTTTTTCACTATCTCAGGTTAGGAATTTTGTGCAGGTCAGTCTGGCCCTAAAGGTGAAGGGTATTGATCCAAAGTTACCTGTTTTATACTACCAATCTGACTTAGCTGATCTAGAGCAAGCACTAAGCAAGGAGCAGGAACACTTTCCTCCTCCTCCTAAATGTCCCAGGTGTGGGAATCCCCTGTTTGTCATGCCTATAACAAAACCAAAGGGCAAGGGAAATGTGAAGGGATGGAGGAGTTATGTGTGCTGTTCCTCGGATGATTGCTTATTTGAGAGGTTTTACCGAAAACCTGTAGCCGATTTGGTGCGCGAGATTATGCGTAGACGAGCTAAGGGTTTAAAGGAGGTCGAAGATGGCAACTGCTAATGAAAGTGGATATGGAGCATTTTTACCTCGGTATGATAATGACTTTATCGATAGGGAAGCCTTACGTGGTCAGATGACTAAGCAAGCTGCCTATCTTACCGAGATGGATCAGATATATGCTCAACTTGAGGAAAGGGCAAGAGAGTTTGAGCAAACCCTTGGGCAGAAGGAAAGTCAATTCTCAAGAAAACTTCAGTACGAGTATGATGCTCTTGAACAGCAGGCAGAACAATTTGATAAGAATTTAAGCCTTGGCTGGTATGGCGCAGAGACAGAGAGACAAGGAGTAAGGTCTCAGGAACGGATTGCACAGGCACAGGCCAATCTCGCGGCGAGGAGACAATTTCTTGATGAGGAGAGGTTTGACTATGAAAAGGATCTTGATCAGCAGAAGTTTGACCTTGTGTCAAAGCTCTACCAATCAACAACTGAGGTTAGTCCGTTTAGTGCAGGATCAGGAGTGCGTTCCTCAATATCCCCTACAGTAAACCTAAGTGACTTAATTGGGGTTAGCTCAAGGTATGAGTCAGCTCCTATGGACATAACTAGTGGGGAGGTGTCTCCAGAGAAGCCAAGCTATACAATGTTCTCTCCTGGGATGAATGATGTACAGAGTAGTAATCTTGGTGCACTTCTCAAGGTCGGAGAAATGTACTCGGATTACGAGTAGCGAGGATATGTTCAATGTTTGAACAATTTGAGGTATTGTCATGACGGTTAGTATAAATGAGTTACTTACTCCTCTTCGCTTTAAGATGGATGTTGAGGCTAATGCTAGGGCAACTCAAGCATTTATTCTCAACCAGGTAAGATTGGCTCGAGAGGCTGAGGATAAACGCAATAACCAGATGCTGGAGATGTTCTGGAAGATAGCCTCTGATGAGGGTACACCTAGAGCTTTGTTCGAGAATATGCGTTCCTTAGCCCATCAGTTTGTGGGCACGATGAGTCCTCAGCAAAAGGCTACCCTAAAAGCCATAACAGTGAGGGGTCTTTTCTCTAAGTCTGAACGCTTGGGCGATGAGTACCGAAGGATTATGGGTAAGCGACCAGAGATAACTGTTGAACCTACCCAGGAAAATCTTCAGGAATATGCTGAGCAAAAGGTTAAGCAGGTTACCTGGGATTATGGCTACCGTGCATATCAAGCAGGAGGAAAGGAGAATCTACCTGAGGGTTCAGCCCCATCACTTATTCCCATTGCAACAGAGACGGATAAGGAAGGAAAGCTTCATCATATCTTCGCATACAAGAATCCAGCCACAGGCCTCGTGGGAATGATAAACACTCAGACTGATGTTCCTGGAGATCTTTTTAGT